ATAAATGTACTCTGCTTGTCCGCTGTTAACAGCAACAATCGTTGAGCCACCATAACCTTCAACAGTAAAAGAAGTACTTCCTACGTTGCGAATCAAGGCGTCTTGGCCAACAGATACTTGAGTGGCATCTGGCATATAAACCACGCCACCAGTGCCCGTAAAGCTGATCTCCATAACCCTTGCCGCTGGGTTTCCAGTGTTCCCGTTTACAGGCCACTGAAGAACCAAGTTAGAAGTCAAGTTGGTATAGGACGCATAGCTAACATCTGTTGGCTGAATTGTGTCGCCTGAAAAGGGTGAGGTATAAGTTGTCATTATGCATCCACGGCTATAGCCTGTCTGTCTGCAATCCTCAATTTATCTTCATTGGTGAGGGTTGACATGATCAGATCGTACTGTTGTTGGAAAATTGGCCCTCTGTCATCATTCTTCAAGAAAGGCATGGCCTGCAATAGCGAGCCAAAAAGCAATGCCTGAGGAGCATATTGGGTGAACCAATTGGTTTGATTGTTGCTGTCTAAAGGCTGTACTCTTTGATAGTACAAAGTCTCAAAAGAGTAATTTTGGTCTGGTGTCGGTGCTATTAACCAATGATCATAGTCATAGTCAGCATAGTACAAAGGAGTTGCTGTATTGGTCTGAACAGGCCAATATTCTTTTAAATACTCATACTTTCTGAGTAAAACAGGCTGGTTTCCAGTGGCTGTAGCAATGTTAAAAGATACAGTTTTGTGCCATCTGGCAGGCTTAGGGATGATTGCATTTCCTGCAACCATGGTTGATTCTTGGACCGTTAAATTGCCCAAAAACTTAATTTGAGAGGCAATGACTTGTTCCGCCAACATGATGAAGAGCGGAATATTCTCAATTGTCGTGGTATCAGTACGCTCTAAATAGGTCTGAATGTTCAAGACAAGAGAGTCATACGTCATAACACTAGCGTCTGCCATGCCAACTCCCATCAAAAAATATTTTGTTCATTTTAGTCCCCCAACCCCTTCTAATCAAGCATTCAGTATGCGTTCGCACTTGTGTGTCAAGTCTTCCCGTTGTTGTGCCCCAAATTCTCCCCCATTGATGACTCTTGTCAAAGCAAGGTAATTCTTTGCTTGGGCCAATTCGTTGCATTTGTGGGTTTTCCAGTACCAACCCCCAATTGCGGCGGCATATTTGGGCATACGGGCTAAATCTGGGTTATGGACCAAGTCAACCCCCAAAGCTTGGCCTGCGTGCCAGAAGTTATCGTGGCCAGTCAATTGGCAGATTGCTGATCCCCTAAAACGCCATCCATCCCCAGACTTTTCGTCTCGGTTTCCCATACGGTTGGAATAGATGTGGTTTGCTATTTTTTCAGGCTGGTGCGCGTAGGTAAGGGCTTCCTGCATGGTTGGGAAGCGCTTTGGCCACAAGTGCATCAGCGTCTCAGGCTTATAGTTCAGGTTTTCGCTCAGATCCTTGAAGTGGTTGGATTCATAGGAAAACTGGCCAATAAAGCAAGCCTGCTCCTCAGCGGTGTCGATTCCCCAACGGTCAAAGGTCTCATTGAGAGGGTCCAGCCACTGAGGACCAATGTCCATTTGGCGCAGTTGTTCAGCAGTGATCATTTGACCCCCTCGTTAACCGTTTGCATCACTTGGTTATAGGTTGCGATGCAGGCGTTGAGTTGGGTGATGGCTGTGTCTCCGTCTGCGGCGATACCGATAAGAGCTTTGATAGTCTGTCGCTCAGTGTCGGACTCATTGGCTGGATCTCTGGCGGGAGAGGAGGCATCTGCACTGGCTTGTACACCACAGGTGGAGGGGAGGCGCAACTGGCCAGCATCGACGCGACTATTAAGGAGAGTTTGTTTCGACTGAATAGCATTTTTAGCCTGTTTGAGTTGATTGTTGGCTTTGGCCAACTTTGTGTTTAACTCGGCTTCTTTGGCCCGAGCTTCGCCATTAAGTCTTTCAATTTCTGCTTTATCTTCGTCAACCCGTCTTTGATAACCGTGATGATCTGAGACATAGTAACCTCCTAAAATAACCAACAACAAACCCACTGCCTTCATGATGATGGCGTGGGGCTTTAACATAGGGATAAACCCTACCATATAACTCAATACATAGGCCACGGCTCCTCCAACCAGAGCAATCAATGCTATCCAGTAAAACAGGTCATCGAAGAACCATGAGAGCCAACTAAGCATTTCGCACACTCTCTCTTGCGTGGGCTGTCCTCAAACGCTCTTCTTCGCTTTCAAGCGTGGGAGGTCCAGCAGGTGGTGGTGGAGGCGTCCAAGAAGGATTTGGAGCCGTCATAATGATTGGTGCAGGTGGAGGTGGGGGAGGGGCCACATAAGCATCTTTATTGGCCTTTGCCGCGTTCATCATGTTCGTGGCTTCGTTGGTCAAACCCTTGGTCAGAATGCCCCCAATACCGCCCACAATGAGCAGAACGATGTCATTGAGCATCTTGGTATAGGCTTGGTCAATTGGAGCCATAGCCTTGATGGGCTGACTGACAAAAGTGACAGAATAGAGCAAAGCCATCACGATGAAGGCCAAAATCAAGGTCACCACAATGATCACAAAGGATCGGACCCTGATCTCTATCTCATCGGCATTGAGGCGTTCCTTGGGGCTGTTGAGGAATGCTAGCAGTAGTTCCTTCAATTTTCTTCTCCAAAATGGGGGCTACAAGATATTCAGGGCAGTCTTGATTGAATTCACACAAAGGCTTCTGGCATCTCTCAGACTTGAAATTGTCAGGGTCTTGGCAAAAATACCTGTACTGATCATGGCAACCTGTACACAAAAATGGGAAAAGTGTACATATCGCTATCAATGTGTATACAAAACTAGGTTTTTTAATCATTTGCCTTCAATCCTTGTCAAGGCTTTGTTTACACGAAGCTCCATCTGTCTGACATCCACATACATCCATGCAATCAACGGCACAATCAGCAAAAGAATAACCAAAAGAACAACAATCAATATGATGGCGAGTGAGTCAGACTGAGAATCATTAGCCATAACCACATCAGCATCAGCACTGTAATTGCTGAAGCCGCCATTCTTCCTTTGATTAGATCCGCCTTTTGCCGCCGTTGCCATTTTGCCCTACGCTCCTTTAGCATTTCCTCTCGTCTTGCAAGCGCTTGCACATTGGCAATGTGACCGATTTGCTGGTTAACCCTAGTGTATAAATCCTTCAGTTCATTAGGAACGCTATACACCATGTAGTTACTCAGCTCCGTATTCAGCTTCTCCATCTGCAAATTGGCAATCGTTATCTTGATCGCCGCCTCTTGGCCTTCATCGTTATTTGCGTGGAGAGCAAATTCTTCCTGTTCTTTGACGTAATTCTTCAAAGCGTTGTATGCTTGAAAGAACTTGATGAGAGCATCACTAACCTGTTGGTAAATGAGGTTTTCATCAAACTCTGGTGGTGGCTCTTTCTTCTTCTTGACCTTCTTTACAGGTTGAGAAGCTTTTGGCTCCTCTTCCTCTTTTTTACCAAAGACAGCACTCAGGAACCCAAGAAGACCTTTGGCTTTCTTTTGTACTGTCTTAACGTCTTTGACAACTCCATCAACTTCATGGGCAATGTCAGTAATAATCTGACGCCCTTCCTTGTACATCTCACAAGCGTCTTTACAGAGCTTGAAAGCGCCAGAGGCAAGGGCGACAAGTGTAAATGGATCAATTTGCTATACCCCGAAAAAGTGCTTGAAGAAGGCTCCGGCCACACCTGGGCCGAGAAGGACTAAGAGCATGACCCCATAGATTAAATACTCTATTTTGGTCATGCGCTTTTCCCCTTCCCTCAAAGACTGTGCGATCTGGTTGTACCGAACATCGCATACAGCAACGTGGACTGCCAAATCTTTTTCAACGTCTGCCATTTAGTCAAAACCTCTGAGAGTCTTGGCTAAAGTCTTACGCTTCGCCATTTTGGGTGAGTCAGTTGATTTAACAGCTAATTTTTTAGCTGGAATCTTCTTGTCAGCAGGTACACCCAAAGCCTTATGCAAAGAGCCCCGATTTTGTGGTTTAATAGCATCTTGAATCCATTTTTCACTCATGATTTAATCCTTAGTTGGGTCTGGCTCTGGATCTGCTTTAGGTGCAGGTGTTGGGTCTACAACTGGTGTATCCACAACTGGAGCAGGATCAGCAGAAACAGCGGGAGTACTATCAGCAACATTTGGTGTCTCCACAGGTTGTTCAACAGGAGCTACAGGCTCTCCAATTGGAGCTGGAGGTGCCACAACAGCAGAAGTAGGCTCTTGGTACTTGGTGTGCAAAAAGTCTATGAATTTATGCAATTCATCTGAAACTTCTGTCTCAAAATCTTGCAGGTGCTCTCTGATTTCTTTCAAAAAATGCATGACTATCTCCTTTTAAATAATCTAACACAATGCCCAGATTTGCTGGATTCCATGAGGTGAATCGTAAGTCATACTCTTCAGGCTCAACAAAAATTTGATTGGTATTGCTAAACCGACCCTCTTTGATAGTATCCATCCAAATTACTACATCTGCATTAAAGATTTCTCTCATCTCAGGCAGAGGGCATACAAAGTCACAAATAGCCATATCGGTCTTATCTGCCAACTCACGCATCCTTCTTGCCTGTCTCAGCCGTCCTTCAGCAGTAAAGTCCCAATCGTTAAACTGCTCTCTTACCTTGTCCGCATTGAAGTGATCGCAACCTAATTCATGGGCCAAGCTTTCCGCCAGAGTTGTCTTACCCGAACCTGGCAACCCCATGATTAGAATCTTCATCTCTGACTCCTTGCAGGCTTGTATGCTTTTGCTTTGATGTGAACTTGGAAGCAAGTATTGTTGTACTTGTTCATTTCCAACTCAGCAAACTCTCTTGGCTTGCCCTGAATGTGCTCTTGGAACCAAGGCGTTAAATCATAACCCACGTCTAAAACCGCTACGTCAATGCCGATTTGGAGTCCCAATGTTGACTCCTGACCACCGTTCTCTATCGTTTGGGTATTGCGCTGTTGGTTAAACATATCAATCCCTAGAGGCGTGATC